TCTGAACGAACTTAACATGATCTTTGGTGTAATTGTGTGTATCCTTGACAACAAGCTCTTTCTTACAGCATTTACACTTCATTTTTAACCCCTTATACCATTTCTGGTGCTGGTTCTTCCATTCTATTTTGATTGACCATTTGCATTGCCATTTGCATATCTTGCATCTCTTGATCCGCTAGTATCTTTACCTGAATCGCATCAATGATATCTTGCTTGTTCTTCAGTAACCCATTAGGTAACTGCTTCAAGTAGGTGATTGGATCAGGAATGATCTGTTGAGCATACATATTATCTAACGTTTGAATCTGCGTGATCTCTGACCAGTACGATGCTTGACCGACTTCAACGTTCATATTTACTTCATCAAAGTCAAGATCAGAGAAGTCAAACTTGATCATGCCCATACCTTCTTCAGTACGAATAGGAAGCTCACGTACACCAAAGTATGCACTCATGATATCCACGATGATCCGTACGGAATCTTCCACCACCTGAAGATACTCTAAGCGTTGGAACTCTAACGGTTGAGAAGCTGTCTTTTGAAGCTGCACGATCGCTGACGTATTCACTGGATTAGCATTCCCTAGTGCCACATCATAGATACCCATAGCTTCTTTTGTTTTCTCAATGTAGGTATCAATGAACTGGATCACCTGAGCGGATAACTGTACCGTAGGCGATGAAGATACCACCGCTTCATTAGGATTACCATTAACGCCCATAGCGCCAATATGATTGTTCCACTCTGGAATCTTAGTCTGATCAAAGAAGATTTTAGGGAACGCCATCTTCTTAACAAACTCGTTCAGCATCATGAAGTACTTATTGATCATGATCTGGTTTGGTCGTGTTTCTGTTAAAGGACTGACACCATGATACGATCTCACCACTTCTGTCCAGCTCATATACGTGATTGGATAGAGATGAAGCTTCGTGTTGGTTGGCTTCTTCATGATCACATCTCTGGTTGTCATCATGTACCAGACTTCACCTTTTTCTTTCCAGAACTTCGTAAGCACTGTCGCATAGTTCTGAACAGCATTTGCATCCGCATCTTGCTGGTAGTAATCCATTGAATCTGCTCTGATCAAGTCTATTTGATCCTGAGCCACATCCAGCCCTTCAGCCATGTCTTTGACGCGCTGTACAGGTAGCTTCTGGATCACCATGATATAAGGCTGGTTATCAATGTCACGATCGGTTGGATCACCAAAGCCAACGTTCAAGTTCTCTAACAGCTCAAGTTTTAAACCACCTTTGTACTTTGACTTCTTATTCATATCTGGATCATACTTCCAGTATAGGAACGCATCCGCATCAATGGCACAGTTCTTTAAGAACTTACGTGTTTTCTTACGGAACTTCGTCTGTTCAAAGATACGCTCTATAAGCTCATTGGTGATGTACTCAAGCGCAACTCTTGTCTGTTCTTCGATATCATCAGGCATCTCACACGATACCGCAATATCATCCGATATGATCATTGACGTGTAGTAATCCACTGTACGCTTGAACAGGTTAATAACAGGCTTATCAATGCTAGGCGCATTCAAGCCATCCCACTGATTACCGTTATAGAAGTTACGATTGAGATCAACATTGTCATACAGATTGATCGCTGTCTTGTACGATGTGATCTTGTCATACTCTTTCCAGATTGATTCTGGTGTCTTTGTAATTTCCATTAGATATCCCCTTTTGTGCGGTCAATCTTACGTGAAGGCGTTGGTTGAAAGTTCCATGCCTTACGTACCTGATCCAGATGCTCTTTATCTTCACTATCCGTTTCAGCGATCATCTTCAATAGCAAAGCTTCCATTGGATCAACACTCTTCAGCTTAGCTTCTTCTTCCTTAACCGCACTGAAGCGATCCAGAGCGTCTTGCATCTCTTTGTGCATGGCGTGTAGCTCTTCCTTCAAGCGCTTATTCTCAGCCTTCTGCTTGTTCATCGTTTTCATGACGAAGTACAGACCGACACCGATATTCATTAACAACAATACAATCAACATGAATTCAGTCATAGTGTTCTCCTTTTAGTAGTTAATAACAGCTTCAAGTTCATCATCATAATCCATCTCGATCTTTGGTTTAGGATCGTTGGCGATAACTTCTCTTAGTCTGTTTAGACACATACTCATCGCATCTACTTCATCATCGTTCTCTGAGTTTGGAAATTCAACTGCTTCTTCGATCAGTGAACCATGTGTATCCAGAATGTATACATCCCCAGCTTCCAAAATAGGCGCAATAGCAGAAGCTCTGGCTTCCTTTGATCCATAAGGCTCTACTGGTATCACCGCTCTGTATCTACGTGATAGCACGTCTATAATGGCTGATCCGTTGGCTTTATCTTCAACTAGGATTGCATTGTAGTTTGGATAGCTGTCTATGATGCCAGTCAGCTTCTCAAGCGTTTTGGTGAACGTCATGCGTTCCTTAACCTTATGAAGCAAATAGTTCTTGTTGTTCGTCTTAGCCCATACCTGAATCGCTACAAAGTCACTCTTCTTCGTATCTTTAAAGGTCGCATCCACACCAATAACGATATGCCTAAAGAACTCTGGTGCTATGGTGAACTTGTTCTTATCAGCGCTCTTGTCAAAGCTGTACAGCCTGAACCATTTTCGCTGGAAGATACCACCTTCTTCATTCGTTGGATTGCAGTAATATATACTATTCAATGCTCTTGATCCTTTTGTGGTCATGTAGGATATCTTGAAGTCATCCCACCACAAGCGATCTCTGCCGATCTCTGGTACGAGCATCTCACCGTATGATCTGCCCATCTCATCATGTTCATTCAAGCATTCAACTGGAAGCGCCACATACTTAACGTTCTTCTCTGTTTCCAGAATGAAACCGATCAAGTCTTGTTTGTGCCATCGTGTCTGGATCACAATAACCTTTGCATGCGGTGCTAAACGTGTTTTGACTGAACTCAGGTACTCTTCATGAAGTGTTTCACGTGTAGTTGGACTTTCTGCTTCTTGTCGATTCTTGATAGGATCGTCAATGATGAAGAACTCAGCTGGATTCCCAGTGATACCACCCATCAAGCCTTTTGACATGATTGATCCACCAGATGCCAATTCAATCTCTTCAGCGCTGTCTTTGGTCACATCTAGATGAAACATGGGTACACCAAACTCACGCATCTTAGCTCTATTCCTTCTGAGAAACTTCCCAGCGAAGTATTCGTTATACGATGCAATAATGATCCTTGCCTTTGGATAGCGCCCTATAAGCCAACTAGGCAACGTTTCTGTAACGGTCATAGACTTACCATGCTGAGAAGGAACGCTTAAACAGAGTATCTCATATGCACGCTCAGTAGGCGTTTCAATGAAGTCTTGAATCAGGTTGGTTATGTAATGTGAGAACTTTGATCGAATGAATGTATTCTTATGCGTATATTCCACATATTCTTCATAGGATCGTCTACTCAGCTCATACTCAACTTGTTTCAGCGTTGGGATGTTTAAATCACTTTTCATGTTTCTTCAAGATTTCCCTTAATGCTTTCAAATCTTCTTTTGGTATATCCGATAAGCTCTCAACCTTAATAGGCTCAGGCGTATAGATGTCTTGTTGGAATCTGTCACGCCATTCTCTAGGCTTTCTATTCTTCAGCCAGAAGATCATAGCAGTCACATCACCAGCTTCAGCCTTCTTTGCTAAGGCATTTTCAATGCGTCTATCAATAACATCCTTGCCTTCTTTTAAGGCAGTACTTATCTCACTATACTTGATCATCCATTCATATAGCGTCTTAGCAGTTATCCCAATGTTAAAAGCGATATCTTCGTTGGTAAGCCCATCTCTTGCCCAACCCTGAATTCGCAATAATCCATCTTCTGTCAGCCAATCTTGATATTTTCCCTTTGCCATAGTTTATTGAATTATGTCATAGAAGTGCCTGAATTGAAGATCATCCATGATGTGAATATTCCCCTGATCCATGATCACCCAGTCATTGATGTGAATCACGTCTTGTCCAGCTTCTCTTTCAATCAAAATCACTGGTTTGTGCGGATTGCGGTAACTGATTCTGAGCGGATCAATATGTCTGTTCAACTCACACAATACATCTGGATCATCCTTGAACTGAACAGCTTCACAGATCGAACTTTCTTTTCTCTTTACAAGCA